GCAGTGGCAACATACGATGTGACATATATTGCTGGCACAGGGACAATGACATTCACGGGGACATCTGGGACGCAAACAATCAATTCAAATGGTGTTGCGTTGGGCAATATTGTTATTGATGCTGCTGGTGCAATAAAACAATTGACAGCTGGGGTGACAATGGGCAATCTGACATTGACCGCTGGCAGCTTTGACTTCAATGGACAGACTGTCAATATCTCTGGTGATTACACCCACGCTCTCGGTGCCACTCTCGTTCAGGACAATCTCACAGGTGCTGTGATCACAGTCACAGGCAATATGACATGGACTGCTGATGCGAGTAATGTCATCGCAGCTGAATCTCCTGGTGCGTGGACATTGACAGTGAATGGAGCGACTGCGACGACCAGTTGGACGAAATTTGCGAATTGTGATGCTTCAGGTGGCACAACCATCCAAGCCACCAGCAGTTATGACGCTGGAGGGAATACGAATATCAATTTCATTGACCCAGAAATTGGGCAGCATTTTCTCAATGGTGATGTCGCTGAGATAATCGTGTTTGATCATGTGCTCACTGATTCAGATAGGCAGAAGATAGAGGGGTATCTGGCTCATAAATGGGGTCTTACTGCGAATCTCCCTGCTGATCATCCGTATAAGGTGGTGGCGCCATGAATATGATATGTATCATCTTGGTAGTCTGTGGCTTGTTGGTGGTCATCAAGTCCGCGATCATGACGAAGGTGAGGTACCATATGACTGTCTGTAATTGCTGTTTGAAAGAAGGAGCTTTGCCAGCATGGCAAGGTGATTCTGAAGTCCAGGTCATTCGAGCAAGATTGAAAGACAAGCCTGATATCGCCTACTGCAAAGATTGTCTGAGAGCGTTCAAATATGTTCTCCGGCATATAGATGAGGCTGAAACAACCAGGAGATTGAGCAATGGCCGCAGCTGATGATAATATTCCTTTCGTTGAGAAGATACTGAAAAATACTGCAGTCTATTGGGCTCCAGAAAATGAATTTGATGAATATGGAGCACCAATCCCCCAGGCTCCTGTCGAGATCGCTTGCAGATGGGAAGAGGAACTCAAAGAGGTGATTGATCTGAATGGGACGACAAGAATCTCAAAAGCTCAGGTCTACGTTGATCGTGATGTGGAGATAGGTGGGATATTGATGCTCGGCGAGCTGAGTGACATCACCGACGCCACCAATCCAAAAGAGAATTCAGGTGCATGGGAGATTCTCATGTTCCAGAAGATGCCCAATATCAAAGCCACAGGATATCTCAGGCTCGCGTTTTTATAGGATGATGATATGGCTAATATAGTGAAGGTGACAGGAGTAGAGGAGATCAAAAAGAATCTTGTCAGAGCTTCTATCAATGTCCATGTCGGATTGGCGAGAGGATTAAAGAAGGCTGGTCTTTTGGTTCAGAGGGAGAGTCAGAAGATTGTGCCAGTTGATCTTGGAAATCTGAAGGCTTCAGCCTTCACTCGGAAGATGGGATCAGGATTGGGAGTCTGTGTCTTGGTGGGGTACACGGCTTCTTATGCAGTATACGTCCATGAGAATTTGGAGGCAAAGCATAAGCCTGGAAAGACGGCAAAATTCTTGGAGAAGGCGGCGAAAGAGAACAAGGACAATATCATCAAGATAATCGCAGAGGAGACTGGAAAATGAAATATGAATGTCTCACAAAAGATGGGAAGCTGGTGATTGCCAAGCAAGAGGGATGGAAGTGGAGCGAACGCGAATTGAAAGAATTTGATCTGGCGACATATGAACAATCAATCATCGCGACAGCCAACGAGGAGGTGGTGTTGAGCAATGGCGTTAAAACCACCTTGCTTGATATCGACCCCGGGCTCGTCGCATTCACAGCGGAGTTGGAATAATGGCAATACATACTATCGGATATGATGCAGCAGGCAACGTTGGCGACTATTCAACGATAGCGTCTTTTCTGGCTGACCTCGGCACGAATGTAATATCGGGAGATACTGCTCACGTCATGTATGCTGACCCAGAGAAGTCTCCGTATTGGCGAGAATCTTTTGGGCGTGTTGGCGCCAATCATTTCAATGTGGATGTTTTATATGATAGTGTGTGCTTCCTGAAGACTGGAGGCGAGTTCTATGCGGTACGCTATGATTTAGGCGGTGAAACAATCATTGTGAAAAACGTGCGGTTGGTTGGCGGGGCCACTCTACTGGAAAATTATGCACTCACTAATGGCACGTTGATTGCAGAAAACTGTATGGCAATCGGCTGTACTGGCCATATATTTTATGGCAGGGTTTCATCTAATTTAATGATCTGCCGTAATTGCTTGGTTGTGAGTCCGACTTATTCTGGGTTCTACATGACTGCAGCCAATAGATGCACAGTCATTGATGGTGCATCACGTGGATTTAGGTACGGCAGTGCCGACCATTGTCTTTCAATTTGTTACGGGGCGAATGTCTGTTTTGAGTCAGTTTCGCCGAAACTATATTGCGTGTCAAATGATGCATCGGCAGGGACAAGCAACGGTTGCATCAGCAATTATGATTATTCTACATTGAAAATGCAGATTGATAACAACATCCGAAATCCGTTTGATTTTCGGCTGAGACCTGATTCAGATTTGATAGGTGTCGGTGGTACAATAGACTCAGATGTGCCGCTCGATATTGATGGACAGACACGCACTACTCCAGACACCCCGGGGTTCTCGATAGGTGTATATCTAGAGGAATCTACAGACCCTGGCGAATCCAACGTCCTGGCTCCCACTCCCTATAAGATAAATGGAGTCAACAAGACTGGCACGTACTCCCCAGATTTTCCGGATGTGGGCAGTGTTATTGAGAGTGACACCGTAAATGGCTCACCTGGCACTTACCATGAAGCCACGCCGGCAGAGGTGCAGCTTGGAGTCACATTCGGGCCGGCGGAGACCTATACCGGGACATATAATCCAGTAGGCAGTCCACCTACCATCCCCACTCTGACATTGACAGACAATGAAGATGAATCAGGGTTCACCGCTGCATTTTCTGGAGCGGATGCAAATACCACGAATTCACTGGAATACAAACTGGCTTCAGCATCTGCCTGGACATCAGATCCCACCACTAAATCAGGAGCGAGTGGGAGCCAGGACGTCTCCACCCCATCAATCGGACTGTATTATGTGCGTCTCACGAGCACAGGTCCTGGTGGGAGTGTGCAGACCATAGGGACAGTGATTGTCTCTGATGGCTCTCGTGTGCCACCCTCAAAAGTATTGGCTGAATATTTGATCGGCCAGGCAATATTCTCAAATGATATGTCTGCTGATTGGGCTCTGTTTGTTTCGTCTCTGCCGGACAAACCTACGAAGGCGGGGGTGGTGTATGATACTGATGGTCTGAAGGATGGGAGGATTGCAACATCAGGAGAATCCATTATCCATCATGGGGTTCAATTACGGGTGCGGAGTAATGATTACGTAGAAGGATTCGCCAAGATCGAAGATGCAGTCAATTTGATATCTACGATCAAGAATATTTCAGTTGTAATTGGATCTAAAACCTATATAATCAATTCCGTTTCGCAAACCTCTTCTATCATCTCACTAGGAGTGGAGGAGGGGACAGGAAGAAGAATTTCTTGGACGTGTAACTTTTTGATGACCTTGACAGTGGAGGACTAGAAATGAGCGTGACCGCAACCATAAAACAATCATCGTCAATTGGAGGGGTATCATTTTCGGAGTCAGTCTCTATCACAGGAGATGGTCAGATCGTGCATGATGTGATTGTTCCTGTGGCTCAGGATGCTTCTCTCACCACTCGCACCTCTGATACTGTCGGGACATTGACAATGGATGAGAGTGCGCATACTGTGACGACAGGGGCACGACTGGATCTGTATTGGGCAGGAGGCAGTCGGCGAGGGGTGACTGCAGGGACTGTGAGTGGAGCGTCAGTGCCTTTCAGTGGTGGCAGTGGTGACAATCTTCCGTCAGCATTGACTGACATCTATGTGGCATTGCCGGTGGAATTGGATGTGTCAGTAGATGGAGACAATGTGGCAGCAGCTCTCGCCGGCATCTCTAAAGAAGGTCAGGTGGTATTCATCGACATTGATGCCAGTGAGGAGGAGATCGCAGCATGGCACATCGGGGCCGGAGGGGTGAAGATGTGGCATGAGAACAATGCTGACACCAATCCATTCGCATCACATAATATCGGCAGAGTGTATATCAGTCATAAAGACACCTCCGCCGCCGCCACAGGCAGGATCGGCATTGTCTATGACAATGTTGCTGGATAATCTTAATCAGTATTGATTTTTGAGGATTTTTTGAAAAGGAGAACAAAATGAGCAGGATAGACGATGGGCATAGCACCACCATTTCGTTTGCCGAGGATTCCTCGGTTCAGATGTGGGAGAAGGAAGTCACCCCTCCCGGGATAGAAGGTGGCGGAGCAAATGATACCACCACCATGCACAATTCGGTCTGGCGGACGAAGTCTCCCAAGAAGCTCAAGTCTCTGACAGATGCATCGTTCACCGCTGCATACGATCCGGCGGTATACGATGAGATCGTCGCCATGCTGAATGTGAATCAGCTTATCACTGTCACCTTCGCGGATTCTTCTACTCTGGCATTCTGGGGATGGATTGATGTCTTCAAGCCGAATGCAGCAGTGGAAGGAGAACAGCCGACAGCAGAAGTCACCATCATTCCGAGCAATCAGAATGGTAGTGGTGTTGAGACTGCTCCGGTCTATTCAGCGTAATCTGAGATGAGGGCGGGGGTGAAATATCCCCCGCCAAGTAATTCGGCTCGTATTTGATTTAGGAAAGGAGAAAAAATGGAATCATTGAAGCTCAGTCTAAAGAGGCAGGTGGTAGAGGTCGAACTGGAAAAAGAAGACGGGTCAATCCAAGAATGTCTCTTGTACGAATTGAATGGGGCGGACAGGGACAAATATCTTTCCACCATCAACAAGACCATGAGGTATGATGAAGCTGGCAAGCCTGTAGGACTGTCATCGTTTGACGGCCTCCAGTCAGGCCTCCTCCGTCTCTGTCTGTTTGACAAGGCGACAGGAGAGTCCTTGTCCTCCAGTGACATCCAGTCATTCCCCGCAAGGGTGGTGAATGCATTATTCACTAAGGCGCAAGAGATGAATGGTCTGAATGAAGAAGGAGTGGAAGCAGTAAAAAACGACTGACAGGTGAGAAGCTGCAATGGTATAGGCTTGCTCACCTTCTTCATATACCGGTGGGAGAATTGCAGCAGAGAATGACATCGACGGAATTTGTAGGATGGATGGAATATCTGGACATCGAGGTCAACTCATTCCACCGAGAGGATTACTACCTGGCTCAGATCGCAGCAGAGATCAGGAGAGGGAACGTAAAGGATCCGGAGAAGGTATCAGTTGAGGGGATGAAGCTGAAATTCAGATTGACGAATGAAGTCAAGAAGAAACCCCCTCCCACCTGTGAGCAATCCAAATCATTCTGGAAGGCTCTGATAGGATTCAGCAAAAAGCAGGAGAAAAGATGATAGGCATAAACCTAGGGACAATGGCAGTCAAACTTGCTGCTGATACCAAACAATTTGACGCGATGATGATCTCTGCCCAGCAGAAGATGACCGCCGCTGCAAGCAAATTGACATCGATCGGGACGAAGATGTCAATGGCTTTTACTCTGCCTCTCACTCTCATCGCTCACAAGGCCGTCTCCACCTTTTCTGATTTTGACGATGCCATGACCAAATCAACGTCCATCATGACGGGTGTGACAAATGAGATGAGGACGGAGATGGAGAACCTAGCAAAGTCCATCTCCTCCAGGTCTGTGACGAGCGCAAAAGATCTGGCAGAATCCTATTACTTTTTAGCATCTGCAGGAATGGACGCCAAACAATCTATGATGGCATTGGCTACGGTCGAAAAGTTTTCAGTTGCAGGAGCATTTGACATGGCCACAGCCACTGACCTGCTCACAGACAGTCAGATGGCGCTCGGAATAGCACTCAAAGACCCTGTCAAAAACATGAAGGCAATGAAACAGGTATCAGATGCTTTGGTCTTGTCCACTCAACAAAGCAATGCCACCACCCAGCAATTTGCAGAGGCTCTGACTGCAGATGCTGGTGTCGCCAGTCGTCAGCTAGGTATGGAGTTGTCAACATTGATGGCGATTCTCAATGCCTATGCTGGGCAGAGCAAGAAAGGCGCTGAAGGCGGAAACCTTGCGGGCAGAGCATTCCGGCTCTTGACCAAAGCAGCGAGAGAGAATGCTGATCAGTTCCGAAGGATGAATATTGAGGTGATCAACAAAGCCACAGGAGAATACAACAATTTCATCGACATAATTGAGGACATGGAGAAAGCATTCCAAGGGATGACCGGACCTCAAAAGGCGGCCGCCTTGGAACAGCTCGGGTTCGCAGCTCTCGCACAAAAATCTATCCTCCCTTTGATTGGTCTATCAAAGGAAATGAAGGAATGGGAGAAGGCTCAAAAATCTGCAGGAGGGGTCACGGAGAGGGTCGCCAACAAACAGATGAAATCCTTCGCCTCTCAGATGAAGATCTTGAAGAACCAGATCAATCTAGCAGCAGAATCGATTGGTAAGCTGTTGGTCCCATACATCAAGGCAGTGGCTGGGGTCGTGAAAGCAGGACTGAAATGGTGGAGTGGATTGGATGTGGCGTGGAAGAAGATAATCGTCGCCATTGGTGTCTTTGTTGGTGTTTTGGGCCCTGCTATTCTGATGATCGGGACATTTGTCTCGGTAGGAGGGTGGATGGTCGGAGTATTGGGTACGATAGCAGGAGGGATCAGTGCTGTCGTGGCTTCTCTCACAGCCTTTGCCGGAATCCTGGGTTCTACCCTTCTCGGACCGATAGCGTTGGCGACAGCGGCGATCATTGCGTTCTATTATGTCATCTTGCGATATACAAAAGGAGGGCAGAAGGCTTTGGAAGAGCTGGCTCACACATTTGGGTGGTGGGGAGATGTCATTGCAGGGGTGATTGAACGAGCGAAACAGACTATCGCAGGAATCGCAGATGCTCTGAATGCTGGAGAGATACGTCTCGCCGTCCGGATATTTTGGGCAGCCATTCAGGTGGAATGGGCGAAGGCAATGGAGACATTGGCATACTCCTTCGCGCCGATATATGATTCTGCGATGAATGTGTTCAACTCTATCTTGTTGGGGGTGACAGTCATTGCAGCAGACATCGCCAAAGCATTCAAGGAAGCTATGCGAGGAGCGGTGAACGCCGCTGCATTCGTGGCTGAGCATGCATTGGGTGTGGCACATGCTGTCAATGCTATTGATGTCGACAAATATTCTAGAGGACTGCTCAAGATCAAGGCGGCGAAAGAGGCCGTGAACACGGCAGCAGCCACTCCAGAGAAATTCCTGGCTGAGAGCATCAACAAACAGCTCATGGCCCCCAAATCAGACATCGGAAAGGAAGCCACAGCAAATCTGAAAAAGGCGATGGGGACATGGACAGGACTCATTGAGCAGGCGAATAAGAAAAGCAAGGTCGCCACACAAGAGAAAGAAAAGGCTGATGCTATCGCCGCCGCGAAAGCCAAGGCTGAAAAATCATTGACGGGGATGGGCCTGGGTGATGTGACCAAGGCTCAATCCACAGAATTTCAACAGGTCAATCTGAGTCGGTATGCTCTTGCAGGTGCCAATATTGCAGGGGTAGGCGAAAAACAAGAGGTAAGAGCGAAAGGTGTAGAGGATAGACTGGACAGTATGATTGAGCTGATGCGAGATCAACAGATCCAAGTCGCTCTGGCTGGATAGGAGGAAGAGATGGCTGCAGTTGCTCATGTAGACAGAGTCACCACATTATCTGCGGTGGAACAGTACGGCACTATCATTGAAATGCGAAGGGAAGTCATCGTCACTGATCTGTCTGATACAGGGTATGATATATTGCTGACTGCATTATCTACTACGGGCGTCCCTGAGGCTGGTGACACATTGGATGACATAGGGTTGAAGAGTTTGGTATTGGTAAAGCGATCGCCAAGGATCTTGGATGCAGGGAGCGTGGCAATCACATGCTTGTATCGTCATCATAAGAATCCAGGTCAAAATATCTACAATGCAGCCGATCCAGGGACACCTCATGGAGGTCTGTCTGTGGCGTCTTCTCGTGCGTCATTGCAGCAGATCACGACCAACAAATATCCAGATGATTATGGGAGTGATGATGACTCTGCAGATGTCGCATTACGAGGGAAGCCTATCACAGTAAAATACACATATCCAGATGGGACTGATGCATACAAGTACACGAAAGATGATGGCACAGAAGCCACATTGCCCAGAGATCCGAACCAGCCTGGAAAAGAAGTCATTCAAGGTGGAGAGATAAGCATTTTTGAGCCACAGGAGACATTGGTGATGGAAGGTCTATACACCACCAATGATATTCGGGGCTTGCAAAAGAAACTGATCAACCATGTCAATAAGGATGAGTGGCTGGGCAATCCTCCGAGGACATGGCTGGTGACTGCATTTGAATGGGAATCATACGATGTCGAGCAGACTGCAGACACGAGCAATCTCATGACATTCAAGATCCGCATCGAATTCCAATATCAGAGAGGTACGTGGGATCCGACAGTGGTCTTCAAGGATCCAGTAGATGGGAAACCCCCCGCAGGGCTGAAAGAAGACGTAGGGTACAAGACCATCGAATATTATCCGTCTGTAAGTTTCAACAGTGAATACTTCAAGGATCTCATCATAAGGAGCTGAGGATGCCTGAGCTGAAAGAATGGAGAAAGGGTGACCCTCTACTCGCCAAACGATTTGAGAATATGCGCCAGGCCATCATCTCTACATTGGTCGGTGGCAATGGTGTGCATGTCAGAATGGCTGGGAATAAAGTGGTGATCGAAGGTGAAGACGGAATTAATAGGCACATCAATCAGATTGCGCCTATCCAGCAGCTTGCGAGAGTTCCCTTCTATAATGATTCTGGTGAGGACATTCCCGCCAATTCATTTCTATTGATCGATGGATTCACTGATGAAGGGACGGTCAAAATCATCAAGCCCGATGCAGACAGCATCTCACCAGCTCGATTACTTGTGTCTGGAAATGAAGAAGTCGCGGCAGGAGAATTCGGGACAGGATGGTCAGCGGATTTTTCAAAATCATTTGTCAAATATGATGACAGTTCAACGTATGGAGTCCCTGAAGCAGACGATGAATTCGGGACGATTGCAGATTCATGGGAAGGTGGGGTAGGCAATGAAGGATTCAAGGTCGCTGCGGTATATGATACGGAGGGGCAGATTGCTTATAT